TTTTTTTTTGAATTAATATCTATATTATACATAGAGTATAGTATTAGATATACAATGTAATTAAGTATAAATATATAAAGTAATACTTATTACATTAGTCAAGTAACAATATTAAAACAATAAATTATGAAGAAGTTAGTTAAGATATGTAGTGTAGTAGTAGTATTATTTATGATACTGAATACTCTTGCATTTAGTGTTGTATTTATAGATTTTATAGACTCTCCTATTTGGCGTATATCATTGATTATCAATGGGTTAGGTGCTGTAATAATACTAACCCACCTTATAACACACTTTGATGAAGACAAACTTTTTTAATACTATAAAATATTATAACACTTTATGGGCAGAAAAAGACACAAGTGTAACCTAATAGTCAGTGTATCTAACACTGACTTAAAGGGTAAACACAGCAGAAATTCCTTGTTAATCTCAAGAGAGGTTAATAAAGACATCTTAGACAAGTTTAGTAAGCAAGACTTACCTAAGACTCCATTTATATGTATTTTTGGTAAATGGACCAAAATTACATTAGAAGAAGCAGCTCAACACTCAACTCTTAAAATAGAGTGGAGATAAACATATTTATATGCTACAAGTTTGTGACCAAGACAACCTCCCTATTACTTATGGGGAGGTTATGAGTGTTAAGAATAAAAGTATTGCACTCATTGATAGGAACACTATTACTCTTTATATAGGTGATAAATTACCTATTGAAAGTTATGTTCCTTCAGATAAGGAAGATAAAATCTTTTTCAAGAAGGCTCTAAAAGACAATAACTATAAAGTCTTTGAGTTCCATACAGAACCTACCCAAGAAGAAATAGATTGGGCAGATTACTGTCAGCAGATGGAAGATGAAAGAGATTTGAAAATGCTCAAAGAAGCTGAGTATGAAATTGAAGAAACAAGACAATTCAATGAAATGCTTCAAGAAGAGTATGACAAAATGTGGAAGGAAGATTTAGTTTAATCTTCCTTTAATATAACTCCCTTTAGCTCAATGGATAGAGCAACAGCCTTCTAAGCTGTGTGTTATAGGTTCGAGTCCTATAAGGGAGACTATTTAGACTGTCATAGATTAATTAAATGTTATTTTATTTTTGTTTTGGTTAATGATGAATTCCTTAAAACACATTGCTTGTGAAAGTAGTGTGTTATTTGACTTAATAGTTTTAATTAGTTTTAATTAAAATGATGGGTATATACATTATCTTGTATATAAAAGGTTCGAGTCCTTTTTAAGTCACAGATTATTTAATTGAATAGAAGGAATTAGACTGAGTACTATTTATAATAATTTGACATACTATTTTATATACTTTGTCCTACTAAATTAAATAGTACAGAAACCTGACAAATAGGAATTAGACTATTGACAATGAGGAAAGACTTGTTGTTTTGTTTCTCTAAGTTGTGAATTGTTTGTTTTATTAAGAAAATCAAATCAATGACCAACCCTAATTCTATATTTTTTTTATATTCTTTTTAAGCTCTTAATAGGCACAAACAGAAATCAAAAAGAATAACTTAGTAACTTCCGTAGTTACTAAGTACCTGCCTCCATGTTGGAATAGGTAGACAAGACAGACTTAAAATCTGTTAACCAGTATTGGTTGTGTGGGTTCAAGTCCCATTGGAGGTACAAGTTAAACAATTAAAAACAATAAAAAAATGGAAACAAAAGAAGTAAAGATTACTATCCCAGAGGGATATGAGATTGACAAAGAAAATTCTACTTTTGAGTGTATTAAGTTCAAGAAAATACACCAAATAAATACTTGGGAAGGTATACCAAGAGTTAATGGTTGTTATATAAATAATAGCCATATTTATACTGGTTATGAAGGTAAGCCATATGAAGAAAACAAAGATGTTTATCTTACAGATAAGTATGCTAAATCAGCATTAGCTCTTGCTCAAATCTCACAACTCATGCCTTATTATGGTGGTGAGATTACTAATGAAGAATGGAATAATAAAAATACTAAAAGATATGGTATTGGTGTATCTCGTTCTACAATTTATAAAATTATTGTATTCACTACCAGAAATATATTAACTTTTCATACTGAAGAACAGTTAGATAGATTTTTATCTTTTCCAAAGAATGTTCAACTTGTGAAAGACTTTTACATGATTGACTAAGATAAAGTAAAACAAAAATGATGTAGGGATTTTGTACCTAAATGGTTTTATTGAGGTAAATATTACCACCTACTTATTATTAAAACTTATAAAATATGACAATAGAAAAACTTAAAAAAGGGACAGAAATACTTGATAAAATCAAGCATTTAAAAGATGAAAAAGCTATGTGGGAACAATCCACTTATATAAAAGACTTAAATATTGCCAGAAATTTAGAAGACAGAACTATACTTTGTGTTGTAGATACATTTATTATTAACTTTAAGAGGTTAAAAAATGATACTCTAAACACTATTAATAAGAGAATTAAAGAATATCAAGAAGAATTTGATAGTTTATAATTCTTTTTAGGACTCTTAACTCAGAAGGTCAGAGTAGCACACTCATAATGTGAAGGTCATAGGTTCAAGTCCTATAGGGTCCACAGTCCATGCTTGTAGAATTGGACAACTACAAGATACTTAAAGGTCTAAGAGAATTGCAATAGCATAAGTATGCCTCCTACATGTAGTAGGAAGAAGGAGGAGTAACGACCTTACACTTTTCTTAAAGACCTTTATTTATTAAGATTTAGTTATTTTTTATTGTTAAATATTGTTATTGTGGCTCTCTACTCTATGTGAATAGGGTAGAGAGTATTTTAATTTTTAAGAAAGGAAAAAAGAAAAAAAATACATTTTTCACATTATATATAATTAATGGAAGTACTTGCAGGAAATCTTACAATTTGGGTACAAGGTGCTCAAATGGTAAGTGAGGTTGACACCCTCAAAACAGTGTCAAAGAAGAACAAAGATGGTAAGAAGATTACTAAGACAGTGGTTGATACTACAAAAGTTGACACATATACTGTCAAGGTAAGAACTGCTCATGACCCTAAGAAGTTTGAGGTAATTACCTTCCACACAAGGAAGAGAAAACTCATACCTCATAGTGTCAATATCAGTAGAACTGCCTATCTGTCATTTATCTCCAAGAAAGAAGTACCAGATAGTATACACCCAACAAAGTGGTATACTATGACACAGGAAGAAAGACTGCTCTGGCACTTTAAGGCAATGTGCCATGATTTTGGAGGTAAGTACTTTACTTTTCAAATCTTTGAAGAGTAGAGTAAGTTAAGTGTTTAATTCCCAAGCAAGTACTTTAATAGATTAAGTTCTATTAAGTGCTTGCTTTTATATTTATTAGTTTTATGTGGTTAGTATATATTATTCTTATAGTTATATACATAGTATATACTATAAACAAACAATTCAAACCTAAAGTTGAAATACTTGTTAATCCTTTTAGGGTAATAGTATTTTATACTAAAGGTAATGAGAGAGTATCAAAAGTTATTTACTTAAATTAAAAGATATGGTTGTATTAATTAATATGATAATTATATCAGTATCTTATGTTCTATTAGGTATGCTGTTTACAGCTATTTATTTGAAATTAATTAGTGTCCTTAGAATAGACATTGATGATTGGAGCTGTGAATACCCACCTTATGGCATTTTCTTTGCTTTTTGGATAGTATTGGCTTTGCCTATTATACCTACTTTGATACTAAGATACTATAAGGAGGAGTATTTAGAATGATAGTATTATTAAGTATTGTATTATATCTTTTAGTAGGTTCATTATTAGTATATGTAACATTACTGCTTATAAGTAAAGGATATATTGATAGAGAATTAGAAAATCTATTACCGTTAATATATATTTTCTGGATAATAGTTATACCTATGCTTATAATGATGGTACCTTTTATATTAGTAACAAATTTATATCAAAAATACAAGTAATATGGATAGAGAAACAACAAGGTCTGAAATTCTTACCTTGGATTGTAATTACCTTTTAATCCAATTACCTACAGGGTATGGTAAAACTAAGGTAGCCCTTGATTATATTAACAAGGTAAATCCTAAAAGAGTATTGATAGTAGTACCTTATAGAACCCTCTTTACCAACTGGTTAGAGGAAATTAAGAAGTGGGGTTACACCAATATTAATGTAACTTTCTCTACTTATAGAAGTTTGCACAAGCACACTGAAACATCTTGGGATGCAATTATTTATGATGAGTGTCACCACTTATCAGAAAATGCTATTCAGTTTGCTGAAGTTTTACAAGCTAAAAAGACAGTATTTTTATCAGCTACTGTTAATAAGACTGTAAGAGATAGAATGAGAGATGCTTTCCCTTATATTAAGGGTTACAGGGTCTCAATGAGAAAAGCAATAGAGAATGAAGTTCTACCAGACCCTATTATCTACTTACATCCTTTGATATTAGGTGATGAAAAGACATCTTTCTTATTACACCCTAAAGCTAAAGGTAAGATAATTGTTTCAGACTTTAAGAGTAAAGCTTATTATGATAAAGCTTATAAAAATAATGTCATCAAAGTTGAATGTACTCAAAAGGAACATATTGAATACTTAGATAGTCAGATTGAGTATTGGAAGAACAGATTTTTCATGACTAAGCAAATATACATGAAAAATAAGTGGTTACAACTTTGTACTGAAAGACTAAAAGCATTGTCTAAGTATAAAGAGCCTTATATTATAAAAGTTCTTAAAGAAGTAGATAATTATAGAACTCTTACTTTCTGCTCTTCTATTGAGCAGGCTGAAAAGTTAGGTGAGTATTGTATTCATTCTAAGAATAAAGAACTGTCTAACAAGAACCTTGAAGACTTTAACAATCATAAGATTAATCATTTAACAGCTTGTGCTATGTTAGATGAAGGTATAAATCTTGTTGATTGTCAAATGGGTATTTATGCTAATCTTAGTTCATCAGACAGACTGATTAAGCAGAGATTAGGAAGAATTTTAAGACATAAAAATCCTTTCATTTATTTACCTTACTTTAAGGGTACAAGAGATGAAGAGATTAAAAACAAAATGCTTGAAGATTATAATCCAGATAATATTAAGTTATACATTTCAAGTAGTAGTAAATAACTTTTAAGAATAAAACAATGAAAAGAATTAGTTATTCAACAGTTTATGATGAGCAAAGAGGTACTGTAACAGCACAAGCTGTAATTACTGCTGCTGTTATTCCTAACTACTTGTCTAACAAGGACTTTGAAAAAGTAGCCAAAAGACATGGACTACTTTACAAGGAGGCAGCTATTACATCTACTACTCTTTGTAGAAGGGACCTTGGTGATGTTTTTGACCTTACCATTGGTAGGAAGTTAGCTAAGAAAAAGCTAAGAGTTAAGGTTTATAACAAACTAAAGAGAATTGCTCTTTATAGTAAGGAACTCTATGAGGCTCACAAGTCAGAAGTTGATAAAACTCTTGACTACTACACTAAGGAGGAAGAGTATCACTCTTTAGACTTAGATACTTACAAGAAAGTATTATGAAATTAATCATAGATACAGAAGCTTGTAAGAAAAGTAATATAGATTTAAGAAAAGTTCTTTTAATGATTTATTTACACAATGGTGGTGTATATGAAGAAGACTTAAAAGACCTTATAGATAAAGGTTTAATAAGTAAAGATTTATTCAAGGAAAGTCATTGGGTATCTCCTAAAGGAACTACTATTCTTAATTCTGTATTACTTAATTCTGATGATAGTGTACCTAAAGAAGACTCTTTAGAAGAGTTAGCTATAAGGTTGAAAGAGATATTTCCTAAAGGTAAAAAAGAAGGAACTAATCTCTATTGGGCTGAGGGTAAACAACTTATCATCAGAAGATTGAGAATGTTTTTCAAAAAATATGAAGAGAAATACAGTCATGAACAGATAATTCAAGCTGCTGAAAACTATGTAAATAATTTCAATGGTAACTACCAATATATGAGAGTCTTAAAGTACTTCCTTTTCAAAGAAAATAATGAAGGTGGTTCTTCTGACCTTATAAATTATGTAGAGAATGCAGATGAGAATGACAATCTGAGAAATGATTGGACTACTACAGTAATATGATTGATAGTTTTGAAAAAGTACTCATAAACTTAAAGCAGAGAAGAGAAAGAGTTTTAGAAGGTAAATATAATTGTATTCCTAATCCTTTTAATAGATTTAGGTATATATTTCCTGGCACAGAAAAGTCAAAGTATGTCATAATTACAGCTAATCAGAAGATAGGTAAATCTAAACTTGCTGATTATATGTATATATATGAACCTTTATTCTTTATGATGACAAATCCTAATGTAAAAGTAAAGGTATTGTATTTTACACTTGAAATGTCTCCAGAAGATAAAAAACTTGAGTTTATTTCTCACTTACTTTGGAGGATAGATAATATAATTATATCACCTACAGACTTAAAATCAGTTAATAATAAAATTCCTGTACCACAAAAGATATTAGACTTACTTGAAACTGAAAAGTATCAAATGTATTTAAGAAAGTTTGATGAAATGGTTACTTTTATAGATAATGAAAGAAACCCAACTGGAATTAACAAAGTTTGTAGAGATTATGCACTAAAGCATGGTCATCTAAACTTCAAAACAATTCAATCTATTAATTCTGTAACAGGAGAAGAAGAAAGCAAACATATAATAGACCCTGATGAACCTTATACACCTGATGATGAAGACCTTTACAAGATAATAATTGTAGATAATGCAAGTAACTTAATGTCTGAAAAAGGTCTTAACAAAATGCAGACTATTGATAAGTTAAGTAAGTATGCTATTACACTTAAAAATCAATTACAGTATGTATTTGTACTTATTCAACACCAAGCTCAAGCACAAGAAGGTATTGAAAATATAAAGTTAGGAAGAATGTTTCCTACATCTGATGGTTTAGCAGATTGTAAGACTACAAGTAGAGATGCTAATATAGTAATAGGTTTATATAGTCCATTTAAGTTTAACTTAGATGTATATGAGAAGTATGACATAAAGAAATTAAGAAATTATAGTAGATTTCTTATTATGATTGAAGACAGAGATTATGGTTCTGGTGGTTCTATATGTCCTTTATTTTTCAATGGTGCATCTTCAACTTTTGCTGAATTACCTCCTAATACTGAAACAAATGAATTGAATAAAGTATATGAGTATATATATGCAATAGAAAAAGAAAAAAGGGATAGAATAGTAAATACAAATACTTTCATAAGTAGTACAAAAACTCTTAGAAAAGGAATTATTAATTTACTTTTTACTACCTTTGCAAGATAATTTGTTATGGCAAGAATTTTAGTTTTAGCTAAAAGTGGATTTGGTAAGACCTTTAGTATAGGTCAGATACCAGAGTTAGGTCATAAAGGGTTAGACCCTAAAGAAACTTATGTAGTTTCAGTGACCTCAAAACCTCTGACATTCCCAAAGAGTAGAGAACTTTATAAAGTTACTCCTTGTGATAAAATGGCAGAAGGCAACAGAGTTATTACAAATGACCCTGAAAAGATAGCATCAATTCTTGAAATGCTCTTAAAGAGTCCTTATAAGAATATTGTAGTAGATGATTTTAATTATCTAATGCAAGATTATTATATGGCTAATGCTTTGAAAGGAGGTTGGGACACTCCTAAGAAGATTGGTTTCTTTATGGGTAAAATCTTTGATGCTATTGAGAAGTATGGAGACACTGACAAGAATATAATTGTTCTTGCTCATGGTGAAGAAATGCCTCAACCAGATGGTAGAATTTATCTAAAGATGAAGACCACTGGTAAGATGGTAGGATAACATCTGCCATTATCTATCTAACTGCTGGGACACCCTTAGAGCTTTAAGTACTGTTATATTATAGTGATATAGTATTTACACCAACTTTAATGTGTTGGGTATAGTAATAATCTTAAAGATTGGGCAATCGAAGTAAATATGATTTCTGTATCATATAGAGCAGCCAAGTATCTCATAGAGATAAAGGTTCATCGACTATTCTCTGTTGTGGAGAAGTACATTAATGAAGTAATTAATCATTTTTGGAAATGGTAGATAATAGAAATGTTTACATTTATGTATTAAAACATCCTGATAATTTAGAAATAAAATATGTAGGTAAAACTATTAGTAAATTAAATATTAGATTAGGTAAACATATAGCAAATGCTAAAGGAAACAAACATAATAAGCATTTATCTAATTGGATATTAAAAATACTAAAAGATAATAAGAAACCTATTATTGAACTTTTAGAAGTATGTAATCAAAATAATTGGGAAGAAAGAGAGCAATATTGGATTTCTTATTTTCCTAATCTTCTTAATATTACTTTAGGAGGTGATGGTTGTAAAGGATTAAAACATAATCCTTTGACTATTGCTAAATTGAAAAAGATAAATAAAGGAAGAAAACATACTCAAGAATTTAAGGATAAACTAAGTTTAAGACTTAAAGGTAAACCTCTTACAGAAGACCATAAACTTAAAATAGGTAAAGCCAATAAAGGTAAAAAAGCTTCTTTAGAAACTAAAAAGAAATTATCACTTACACATAAAGGCATTGTACAAAGTGAAGAAACTAAAAGAAAAAGAAGTAAATCTATAAAAGAATGGTGGTCTAAGAGAAAATCTATTAAAGATATAGTCAGTAATGTATAGAAATATACATTGGGCATATATAGTGTAATTAACTATAATAAAAGTATGCCCTTGGAGAACAAAAGGGATGAGTATGTTACTCCAGAAGGAAAATTTGACATTACTTTAGTAGGTAGAACTAAGTTAGAGTCAAAGAAGATAGTTAAGGAATTCATCACTAATGAAGATGAATATACTGCTTCTCCTAAATCACCTTATGGTATGTTTGAAAGTTTATATATACCAAATGACTTAGGTTTAGTAGTTGATGCTGTTAAGAACTATTATGGATAGAGAATTGTTTATAGTATATTTAAGATACAATGACCACTATCACATTATCAAGGAATACCTAAAAGAAAAAGGTTATAATGATGATGTAGTTAAGAATGTTACTTTTGCTATCTTAAATAGTCCTTATTACAATACTATATTAACAGCAGTTACTAACTATTACAGAGTTAAATTCAATGTAAATTTACTTTCCTACAAGGAAAGAGTTATATTAATATATTAATAAAACAATGGAAAAGAAAGTATTAAATTCAATGCAGATTGCTGCAATCAAGAGAACAGCACAGAATGTTGCTAAGTTCACAAAACAGAAAGAGAAGTTGGTAGAGAAGATTTCTCATTTACAGGAAGAGTTAAACAATACTCAGAAAATGATTGACTCTTGGCAGGAGCCTATTAAGACTATGACAGGTGGCTTTACCACTGAAGAGTTGGTAAAGAGAGTAGTCATTAAAGGTCAGAACAAGCAGGGTGAAGATGTTACTACTACTAAGTATGAACTCATGTACCCAGACACTATTCTACCTCCTACAGCTAACACACCAGCAGAGAGTACTCCAACAGAGGAAACTCTTGTAGAAGGAACTCCTACAGAGGAAGTACCAACAGAGGAGAGTAAGGAGAGTGAAGAGAACAAAGAACACACTAATTGGTAATAAGACAATGAAAAAATTAAATCATATTTTTATGGCTTTTGCTACAGGTTCTGAGTCTACAGAAGCTGTAGAATTTAAGAAGTACATTGGTTTAGGAGGTGCTTTTATTAAGGCAGTAAACCCTACTAAGGTAGAGCTTGAGAAACTCTATGGTAGAGATATGCAGAATGAGCCTGAATACCTATCTGAAAAGGATGGTGTAAAGTCTGTTAGAATTACATTTGTATGTCAGTTTGACCCACAGACTAACAATGGCATTGATGAGTTTGTAAATGTTTCTTTCTTCTTAAGAAATGAACAGAGAAAAGGCTCTCAGTCAGGTAAAATTCAGATTATTGACAAGTATGGTAGAACTGCTTGGGCAGACCCAGATGTAGTAGCTGCTAAGGGTATTCCACAGTACACCAATGGTCCTGCAAGGATTGATGCTAATTATAGACCAGCCTATGTAGGTGAGGAGGAACTTATTTCTTTCTTAAAGACCTATTTAGGTATTGAGAATATTGATATCTACAAGGATAATACATGGGTAACTAACCCTAAACCAGAGAATTGTGAAGCAGCACTTGAGCAAATTGCACAGTATTTCTCTGGTAATGTACAGGAACTTAAGTCTATTATTGGTTTACAGCCAAATAATAAGATTAAGATACTTGTAGGTGTAAGAACTACAGAAGATGGTAGAAGCTACCCAGATGTATTTACAAGAGCTTTCTTGAAGAACAATTCAAATGCTACTAAGTATTTGAAGAATGAAGTAGAACAAGTACAGGGAAATGGTGGTTATGCCAATTCAGAGTTTTTGGTAAATGGAGAGATTGTTCCTTTACAGGAATATGTTGTAACTCCTACTAATTTTAAGCAGGAAGATGCACCTTTTGAGGCTCCATCTAATGCTCAAACACCTTGGTAATTAATTATGTTTAATAGTGGTAAACCTTTACATACTTTTGAAGAGATAGTTTCTAAGGAAACTGATATTTTATCATATTATTTTAATATAAATACCTTACCTACAGTTATATGTTCTCCTTTAAGAAAGGATAATAATCCTTCTTTTAGTATCTTTTGTGCAGATAATGACAAAGTTAGATATAAAGATTTTGCTACAAGAGAAAGTGGAGATATATATGATTTGATAGGTAAAGTAAAACATATGTCCTTACAAGAAGTTCTGGGAATGATTTATAATGACCAGAACAATATTGGTGTGGGCAAATGTAAAGTGTTAGAATATACCCAATCTAATAATATTAGTAGTAAAAGTAAAAACAATCATACTAAATTAGAAGTTAAAACAAGAGATTGGAGAAATTATGATATTGAATATTGGTCATCTTATGGAATTAGTCTTGAATGGTTAAAGTATGCAGAGGTTTATCCTATATCACATAGTATAATAACTAAAGGACAAAAAAAGTACTGTATCAATGCAGATAAATATGCTTATTGTTATGTAGAACATAAAGAAGGTGAAGTAACACTTAAAGTGTATCAACCTTTTAATAAAAAGTATAAATGGACCAGCAGACATAATAAGTCTGTTATTAGTTTGTGGACTAAAGTACCTAAGTTTGGAAACTCTATTTGCATCTGTTCTTCATTAAAAGATGCTCTGTGTCTTTGGAGTAACTTAGGTTTACCTTGTATAGCAACACAAGGAGAAGGATATTCAATATCTCAAACAGCCATAAATGAATTAAAAAGAAGGTTCAAGAATATTTTTATATGTTTTGATAATGATAATGCAGGACTCTTTGATGGTGAGAAACTTAGTAAACAAACAGGTTTTACTAATGTAATATTACCTTCCTTTGATGGTGGAAAAGATATTAGCGACTTATATAAAATCAAAGGAAAAGAAGAGTTTATCTCGATAGTATTACCTTTATTTAAGGAAAAGATTAAGGATAACTAATTTAATTTTATTCACTCTTAAAAGTAAAAAACATGGAAAGAGAAATCACAATTATTAATAGCAAGACACAGAAGAAGTCAGTAATTACAACTAATGCAGAGACATTAGGTGAATTGAAAGCAGACCTTAGAGAAGCAGGTATTCCTTATGAGGGAATGACTTTCTTTGAAGGTATCTCAAGAACTGAGTTGAAGGATGATGACTCTCAGTTACCAAAGGATGTAATATACAGAGGTCAGACTACAAATAACCTTGCTTTCATGTTGACACAGCCAGATAAGAAGATTAGGTCTGGTGCTATGTCAAGAATGGACTGCTACAACTACATCAAGTCACACAATCTTGGTGATGTTGTAAAGGCAAAGTATGGTAAGAACTATACTACCTGTAAGACTGATGAACTCATTGAGTTTATCAACTCACAGAATGCAGAAGCACCTGCTAAACCTACTAAGAAGGCTTATTCTGAGAGTAACCATTCTACTTGTGGTAGCAATGATGCTTTACAGAGATTAGAAACAAGTATTGCTACACTTCATGATAAGATTGATGCTTTGTCTGAAAAGTTAGATAACATGGGCAGCTGTGTTTGTAACTCAGAAGAAGGTGGTTACAACTCTGATGATGAGGGAGGTTACTCAGATGCAGAGTTGAGAGCTATGTTTGATTAGTTTTAATATAAAAGCAAGGGATTTTTAATCTCTTGCTTTTTTTAATGTGTTTATTATGGATTTTATAGAATTAAATGATAAAATAAGTCATGATTTGTTCCCTAAATTATACGAGGTGTATAATATCTTTGAAGAATTTTATGGTGAACCTTATGTAGATTTACATATAGAATTAGTAGAAAGTTTTCAAGCTGACTTATTAACTAAGGTTAAAGAAGACTATGATGTCGAAGATATATATAGTCTTACAGAAGAACAATATAAAGCTGTTATTGATAAACATAAATACTTTATACAAAGATGTGTTAGAATTTCATGTATCTTAATTCATTTTCCTGATGTAACTGTTACTAATGAAAATAATAACAGTATTAATATAAAAGATTTATTTGTTAAGGTAAAAGTGTCTGTTACAGGTAGTTTAATAGGTACTTTTGCTATGATTAGAACTTCATACTCTACTAAACAATTTATTAATGATTACATGCACTCTCATATAGATGGTATCTTTGATAAGTATGGAGAAGCAGCAAGAGAAGATAGATTTGCAGAAGATATAAGTTTCCTATACCCTTGTTTAGGTTCTGGACCTATTAAGAATACATGTACAACCCTTAATGTAGAATTTAATGATGATATATGGAAACTATTTTGTTATGAACTCTCTTTGTATGTAAAGAATGAGAGTTTAGAGGGTATTCCTTATAGAAGATTAGAGAATGTATGTTCTGTAAATAAGAGAGAGTTAGAATATAGGTCTATTATTAATAGTATAGTGCAGATTACACCAGACTCTATGCTGTTACTTAGTGAAAATTTTGTATTAGAATTAATAAGGATTATCATTTTTAATCCTAATTTTAGATTAGTTTTACAAGGTAACTATTGGGTATTAGGTATTCCTATGGATAAAGCTGTTATCTTATTTAGTGATATTTTTATTAAACTCTTTAATGCTGAGTATGGTGACACAGCTAAACCAAATAAAGATATTATACTTAGAAATTTCTGTAAAAAAGATGTTATTTATACAGATAATAAATTTTATACAGAAGGAAGTGATGAAGTAGATAATGAAAAGATAGGACTTTGTCAAGGAATGCCTTTATTTTATTTCAAAGGTAAGTTACAATATCTTACTATAGAAATAGACTCTCCTACAGATACTGATTTGAGATTTACAGTGTTAAAACCTGTAGTATTTCATAATCTATTATATCAAATTATTAAACTATTTAATTATTATTACACATATGACACAACAACAATTGGTTATCCCGACAAAAAAAGCCACTTGCACATTATATGATATCATCATACCAGAGAGTGTAGAGAATAAAATCAGATATTTATGCTCTCAAATTAGTCAAGTAGAGTGGTCTGGTGTTTTATTCTATTCAGTAGAAGGTAATTTTGAAGATGCTGATAACCCTCTAAAAGTAACTTGTAAAGATATATTTTTACAAGATATAGGTACAGGCACTGCTACAGAGTTTGATATGTCAGCAGATGTAATGGCTTATGCTATGGAGAATGACCTTACAGATTATTATATGGGTCTTATTCATTCTCATAATAGTATGCCTACTTTCTTTAGTGGTACTGATATAGCTACATTACAGCAGGAAGGAGAAAATACAAATCATTTTGTATCTCTTATTGTTAATAATGTAGGTAAATATACAGCAGCTATTACAAGATTAGTTACTGTAACTAAAGTACTTAAAAAGATTAGTTACAAGTCTTTTGGTGATGAAGAAAAGAATTCTGTAGAAGAAGTAACTAATGAGAGTAAATATATTGAATACTTTGAACTTAATATTAAGAAAGAAGTACAAGAGTTTAGCTTTGAAGATATTGATGCTCTTATTGCTGATATTAAGAAGAAGAAAGAAGAAGAAAATAAGAAGAAAATATATACTCCTCCTTATACTCCTTCTTATAATTGGAAAGAGCAATCTTTGTTTGAGAAACCAAAGACAGAACAAAAGGTAATTCAAGATTATACTAAACCTCTGCCTAAGCCAGTAGCAGATACAGTTCTTACTCATGCTTCTTATGAAAAAACAGAAATAGAGGATGATGAAGACTATGAGCCAGAGATTGTAAATCCTGATGACCTTATTTTCATATCTGATGAAGAAGTAGAAGATGCAATTAAGCAATTAGTAAGTTGTAGTCCTGTACTTCCTTCTTTAGAAAAGTTTGACTTAGATAAGTGGAAAGTACATTTCCCTAAACTTTGTAAGAATAGGTTTTTAGATGATATACCTGCTTTCACTGATTATATCAGAGCATTAATAGAGAATATTTTATTCTACTATACTAATGATTACTTAGCAGGTATTTATACAGAAGATACTATTCAAGCAATGTATGCTGATAGAATATTAGAAGAGTTACAAAGTTGGGCTAATGCTAATAACTTATCTACTAATATATATATCAAGGCTATACTTGAAGTATTAGAAGAATTCATTTTAACATATTAAAATTATGGAAGATATAGAAGAAATGTTAAATTCTGTTTTAGAAGGTAGTACAGCACCTGATGGGCAAGAAATAAATACTATACCAGAAAATCCTACAATTACAGATAATGATGCTACAAGTAGATTTAGTGGAGCAGCATGGTTTAGTAGAGTTATTAATACTAAATGCAGTGTATTAGGTGTAGGAGGTATAGGTTCTTATGTTGCTTATTTATTAGCAAGAATTAATGTACACCAAATTAATATAATTGACCCAGATATATTAGAAAGTGCTAATATGTCAGGTCAGTTACATTCATTTGCTTATTTGCAGGAAAGTAAAGTATCTGCTATGAATAAATTTCTAAAGGAAGTTTGTTGTTACTATCAGTGTTTTACTTCAAAAACTCTTGTAGATGAGCATACTATTTTACAACCTGTAACTTTCTGTGGTTTTGATAATATGATAGCAAGAAAAAATGCTTTCAAAGCATGGAAAGAACAACATGGTTGTAACTCAGAAGCACTATTCATAGATGGCAGACTTGCTGCTGAGGAGTTTCAAGTTTATGTTGTAAAAGGAGGTGATGAACATACTATTTCTCAGTATGAAGTAAATGACCTCTTTACTGATGAAGAAGCTGATGAAACTATATGTAGTTATAAGCAAACAGCTTTCTGTGCTAATATGATTGCAAGTATAATGATTAATTGCTTTGTAAATCAAAAGTATAATGAAGCTGTAGGTATGGAAATAAGACCTGTACCTTATTATACAAGATACAGTGCTGAAACAATGTTATTACATAGTATAGTATGAGTGTAGATTATTTCAAAAATCAATTTCTTCCTGTAAGTAGAGGACGTAAGAAAACTTATTTTTATGAAGGTGGTAATATTGCAGCTTTTTTACTATGTCCTAAGAATGAGTTTTATTGTGTCTTCCTTAATGATGAAATAGATAATCTTCATAATAGCAATAATGTTATTAGAGGAAGACAAGTAATATGTGAAGATAAATTTACTGAATATAAATCATCACTAAATGATTTATATTCTACTGATAGATTAGTAATAGATATTTCTTATGAACTTAATAGACTAAGTAAAATTAGACCTAATAATATTCCTTCATATACTTTAGGTTCTAAATTATTTAGAGTTCTTACATCTTCTTATGATATGATAGCTGTTAGAAGTGAGAAAGATGGTGAGATATTCTATGGTTGTAGAGGGTTAATATTAGATAAGTATTTAATACCTGTTTACTTTACTACAACAGAGTTATATATCTATTCAGAAACAAATAACACAGCTTTAAGTTCTATTAATTGTAAGAAATTAAAAGTACATGTAGATAACAGAGTTTATACTTCTACTAATCCTTTATTCAAATTCTTAAAAAACACTATTGTTCCTAAAGCTCAAGAAGCTAATGTAGACTTTTCTTATTCAGTAGATAGAAGAGTGAGAGTAGTTATAGAAGATACTACTGACTATATTGTTAGTAAACATAAAGAGTTTAATGATAGAATTGAGGACTATGAAGAAGTATTAGAAAGTATAGATAATGCTTTAGATGGAATGTTCCAACCTTATATATAAAGATTGGTATGACTATTTAGATATTACTTTATTAAATAACTGTGTTAAAAGGTTAAATGGTAATTATATACCAGACTTAAATACAGCATTTAGACCTTTTCAACTTTGCTCTTATAAAGACGTTGAGGTTGTATTTATAGGTGAAGGACCTTATATACATAAAGATTTATGTAATGGATTGCTATATGGAAATCCTTATAAAGTAATATCTAAAGAATTAGATAATCTAAGAGATTGTTTAATTAATTTTGAGATACCACATAATTGTATTACCTTTGACCCCACTTTGGAGTTTTTGGCAAAACAAGGTGTCTTACTCTTAAATACTGCTTTTACTACTATAGAAGGTAGAAAAGGCAGTCATTTTATAATTTGGAAAGCATTTATAGGTAAATTTCTGCAAAAATTAAGTAGGGATAAATGTCTTACATATGTATTATTTGGTAAAGGAAGGTTATATAGACCTTACTTGAATGAGTTATCAAGTGATATTATTGAAGTTCAAGACCCTTTATATTGGAAGGCTTTGCCCTATAATGTATTTACAGATTTGAATAAAAAAAGAATTAATACAAATTTAAAACCAATTAAATTTTATGAAGAAGAAAGTTTATCAAGTGGCACAGACAGGAAAGAACTATAGTGAGGATGAAATAGCTACTATAGTATGTTACTTAGGTGGTAACAAAGTAATGGTTCCTGTAAGACTTACTCCACAGAACATTGCACAATTAACAATGATTGGTGCATTAGAGGAAGTTACAGAGGATGTTGAAGATACTATCATTCAGCCTAATGCTATTATTAGTCACATGGCTAATAGAATTAACTTCCCAGAGGACTTAGTACTCATGACTCTTTCTACTATGAAGATAATGGGTAAGAGGTTATTATATATGGCTGTTATGAGAGAAGCAGCTTATATTATGGATGCAGAGTATGACAACCATATTAAGAATGCAGAAGAGGCATTTGCTATGTCTCTTATGAATGGTGAAGTTTTCAAAGCTGTACCTGCAAGAGATTATAAGTTTATTTCTCTTTTTAGAAAAGAGGGAGATGCTCGTAAGGCTTATAATACTGCTATTGCATTTGAGAATGCACTTGATAGTATGGTAAAAGATACTTGTGATGCTACGGTAAGTAGTATTAAGCAAGCTCTTGAAAGAGAATTAGGTGGCAATCAATAAGAAAATTAAAAATGCTACTCTGTCAGAATATGATGGAGTAGCATTAAAATCTTTATTAGAAAGACTTGTTTATAAAACATTAGTTGAGAATGGCATAAAGCCTGACTATGAAAAAGAAAAGATAGTTTTAATTGAAGGTTTCAAACCTACTAAACCATTCTTTACAAGAGCAAGAGATAGAAAAACTAAGAAGTGGAAATCTTTATGGGATTATAAGAAATTAATTAGTATTACTTATACTCCAGATTTCACATTTACTTATAAAGGTATAAAAGTTTATATTGAAGCTAAAGGTTTTGAAAATGATGTCTTTCCTATAAAAAAGAAGTTATTTAGATTATGGTTAGAGAAACAGGAAAACCCTGTAATCTATGCTGAAATTTTTACTAAAAGACAACTTCTTGAATTAATAGATTATTTGAAAAATGTGTAAAGACTTTAAGGACATATCATGGAATGTGTCTGAGGACATATACAGAAAAGACCCAGCATTAAGTTATTCTACATTAGCTAAGTATGCAAGAGAAGGTTTTAATAGTATTCCTAAATTATTTGATAAGATAGATACTCCTTCTTTAACATTTGGCAGTGCTGTAGATAGTATCATTACAGGTGGTATGGATGAATTTAATGAGAGGTTCTTAGTTGCAGATTTCCCAGATACACCAGACAGTGTTATACAAGTAGTCAAAGCACTATTTGCTAAATACAATACTAATTATGCTACTCTTTTTGAAATTCCAGATAATGATATAATCAGTATGGCTGCTGAGTTTAATTATCAGAATAATTGGAAACCTGAAACAAGAGCAAAAGTTATTAAAGAGAAAGGTAATGAATATTATTCTCTTATGTATGTAGCAGGTAGTAAGACAATACTTAATACTGATTTATACGACCAAATAGATGCAGTAGTTAAAGCATTGAAAATGAGTGATGCTACTAAATTTTATTTTAGTGATGATAATCCTTTTGCTAAAATAAGGAGATATTATCAATTGAAATTTAAGTTTAGTAATGATAATGTTGACTATAGGTCTATGGCTGACCTTATAATAGTAGATTATGAGAATAAAACAGTCATACCTATAGACTTAAAAACCTCTTCACATAAAGAGTGGGACTTTTATGAGTCTTTTGTACAATGGAGGTATGACATACAGGCAAGATTATATTGGAGAAATATTAGATATAATATGGACCAAGATGATTACTTTAAGGACTTTAAGTTATTAAATTATAGGTTTATAGTAGTAAATAGATTTACTCTACAACCTTTAGTATGGGAATTTGAAGATACTCAAGCCTTATGTACTCTTAAATATGGTAAGAAATTAGATATAGAATTAAAAGACCCTTATGTTTATGGTAAAGAGTTAAACCATTATCTAAGCTCAGCTAACACACTACCAATGGGTATCACTGTCACTGAACCTAATAGTATAAGAAAATGGTTAAACAGTTAAACAAATGGTAATTAAAAGAGACGGAAGAAAAGAAAAATTTAATGGTGCTAAAATTAAAAAAGCCATTAAAAATTGTGCTGTAGCAAACAATACTAAAATAACTGATTATCAGTTAAGAAAGATTGTAAATCTTATAAAGACAGATGATGATGTAGAGGTTGAAACCATACAAGACAAAGTAGTAGAAAATCTTAACAAGATTAATAAGAAACTTGCTAAGAAATACCAAGATTATAGAATGCAAAGAACTAAAATTAGAGATTTGCAAACTAATGGTAAGTATTATGATACTATTATGGAACTTGTAAGAGGTGAAAAGAATGATACTTCTACTGAAAACTCTAATAAGGATGCTGCTCAAATATCTACTATCAGAGACCTAATAGCAGGTGAAACCTGTAAAAAGTTATACAAAGATAATATCTTATCTCCTAAGATTGCAGCTTTAGATGAAGAAGGTGTTATACATATTCATGATAAAGATTACAGAATTATGAGAGGTATAACTAATTGTGGTCTTATAGATTTTGAAGATATATTTGAGAATGGTACAGTAATTAATGGTAAATTGATTGAAACACCTAAGTCTCTTAGAACAGCAAGTACTATTGCTACACAGGTTATTACATCTGTAAGTAGTAATCAGTATGGTGGAACATCTATGACTTTAAGTCATTTAGCACCTTTTGTAAGAGTTTCTTACAATAAAATTTATAAAAGAAACTATGAGAAATCTTGGTTTAAGTTCTTAGATAAGATTAAATTCTTTAGAAAGATTAGAGAAGCTAAAATAAAGAGAGACAGTATGAAAGATTTGGCTATAGAGGTTAAAGACTCTATGCAGACTTTCTTATATCAACTAAATTCAATGACTTCTACTAATGGTCAGACTCCTTTTATAACAGTTTTCTGTTATATTAATGAGAATGAAGAGTATAAAGAGGAGAATATTATGCTTATTAAAGAGATATTCAAACAGAGAATACAAGGTATGAAATCTCCTACAGGTCATACTATATCTCCTACATTCCCTAAGATTATCTATGTACTTGATGAAGATAACTATACAGAAGGTACTGAATACTTTGAGATTACAAAGTTAGCAGCTAAGTGTGTTTCAAGAAGAATGGTTCCTGATTTTATTTCTGCAAAAGTAATGAAGAAGTATAAAGAAGGAAATGTGTTTCCATCTATGGGTTGTAGAAGTTTCTTACATCCTTGGAAAGATAAAAATGGTGATTATAAGTTTTATGGTAGGCTTAATATAGGTGTAATATCTATAAATCTACCTTATATAGCACTTAGAAATAGTACTTTTGAAGGATTTAAGAATGACTTAAAAGAAGTTATAGACATTGTATGCTCTGAACATTATAAGGTGTATAATAGTATAATTAATACACCTGTAGATGTAGCACCTATATTATGGAAGTATGGTGCTTTTGCAAGAGCTAAACAAGGACAACTTATAGGTGATATTATCAAAGATGGTTACTGTTCAGCATCTGTAGGTTATATGGGTATTGCTGAAGTAGTTTATAGATTTGGTATAGAATATCCTACAGAAGCAGGTAGAACATTTGGTCTTAAAGTAATTAACTTTATGAACAAGTGTGTAGAAGAGAATAAAGAGAAATATAATTTAGCTTTATCTTTATATGGTACACCTGCTGAAAGTCTAACTACTAAGTTTGCTAATGCTTGTAAGAAATTTAAGGTAATACCTCATGTAAATGATAGGTACTATTTAACTAATAGCTATCATATTCCAGTAGAATATCATATTGATGGTTTCTCAAAGATTGATTTTGAGTCAGCTTTTCAAAAGTATTCTACAGGTGGTTAACTTAATGCAGCCACCTACCAAATCTTATTAACCTTATCTAAGGGTGTGTTGATGTGAAATCAATGCTGACGGTGGAAGCTATTTCCAAGTAACGCCGTGCTTTATAATATAATTATAGAGTGTACAGACTATCAGTGATGAGTGTAGCTGAGTACGCAGGAGATAGATACCTGTGGAAATATAAGATATAGTTGGCAGTAACAACAACCAATATAAAGACATAGTCGAATTATGGAAAAATTAAAATGTGACCAATGTGGTAGAAAAATCACTAAATATTATAGAATATATGGGTACATATTATGTTCTAAACATATGCACCAAATATATAAGTTTGGAAAATTCTTAGATAATAATCAAAGAACTAATAATGATTTGAATGATTATGTAATTAAGGATAACATAGCTATATTTAATTTATATAATCAAAGAAATGAAAAAGTTGATGAGTTTATTATCAATAAAAGAGATATTTCTAAAATTAAATATAATAAATGGAGATTGAGTCATCAACATGTGGTTACAGGTAGTGGGACTAAAAATATAAAAGATGTAAGTTGGTATATTTTAGATTGCTTTAATGATATTAAAAATGGGTTAGTAGTAGACCATATTAATGGTAATCCATTAGATAATAGGTCTGAAAATCTTAGAGTATGTACTCAAGGTAATAATACTATTAATAAATCATATATATCTAATAATACAAGTGGTTTTATTGGAGTATCTTTTGATAAAAAAAGAAATAAATGGTGTGCTGAAATTAGAATTAATAATAAGCGCATTCATTTCAAAAGAAAAGATAATTTCAATGAAGCTGTATTACAAAGATATTATGCTGAAAAAATATTATTTGAAGAATTTAAGAACCAAAAAGAACATCAAAAGAAAAAAGAGTTCCTTTCTAATAATAGACTTGAAAGTTCTGTTATTGAAGAAATAAAACATGAAGTAACTGAAAAAGTGCATAAGTTACGTAGAGATGCCAGATGTTAGGAAGAACATACCTGCTGTACTTCATGTAATGAAACATATTTATGATAAGATGATGTATTGTGAAATAAATACTATAACTTGTTCTACTTGTTATAAATGTGGTTATGAAGGTGAAATGACACCTCATTCTAATGGTACTTGGTCTTGTCCTAACTGTGGTAATAGTGACCCTAACTTACTACATATTATCTTTAGAACTTGTGGTTATATGGGTGAGTTTACTTTTGGTACTACCATAGGTAGATTTTGGGATATTGTTAAAAGAGTAGTACATTTCTAATGAGTATTCTTTTATTAATTGTAATTTTATCAGGTATATTATTATCAATACTTAATGCTATAAAGGCAAAGTATTTGCCTAATAGTATTAGTAGTTTTAGTTATATATCTGGTAATTTACTCTTTACTTGTTGGGTAATAGTAATAGCCATAGCTTTACTATATCCTACAAGTAAAGTATTACCAACTAATCTATCTTGGTTAGCTCTTTTACAATCTGTAAGTTTGTTTTTAGTAGCTGCAAGTCCAGATTACAAAAAAGAATTAACTATTATACATTTTATAGGAGGTTATTTATTTGGTATTATAAGTCAAGTTATAGTATATATGTTATTTCCTTATGCTTTAGTAGGTTGGATTTTATTCCTTATACCTATATTTGTAAAGCCTTTGAGAAGTAACAAAACTATAATAGCTGAATATATATGTATGATTACATTAGTTATAAGTTTATTTACTAAATTATGAATATTATAGAAATTAAACCTTATGATGTAGTTAATGGTCCTGGGATAAGATGTTCTATATGGTTAGCAGGTTGTAATAATAACTGTAAAGGGTGTTTTAGTAAACATACTTGGGACCCTAAAAAAGGTAGAAACTTTGTAGAAATTGAATATACTCTTAATCATATAATTACTAATCCAGAGTTGGATGGTATTTCTATATTAGGAGGAGACCCTTTCTACCATCTATTTAATCCTTCATATACTGATAATTCTTTGAACCAACTTAAACTATTGCTTAATATGTGCCATAATACTAAGAAATCAGTTTGGTTGTGGACAGGTTATAGATATGAAGATATTAAAAAACAAGCTATAAAAGCTAAACTATGGGAAACTATAGTTAAGTGTGTAGATGTTATAGTAGATGGTAAATTTGAGGAGGATAAAAAGGATTTGAACCTTTATTATAGAGGTAGTTCAAATCAAAGAATTATAGATGTAAAGTCTTCAGAAAATGAAGGTTACATTATTGAAAAGGTGATAGAGTAATCTATCACCTTTTTTATGTTTAATTTTATATATTAAAAACAATGTTCAAATTAAAAGTAAAGGTAAAAATTCTAAGAGAAGGTGTAGAGTTACCTAAAATTATTAAGAAAGGTGATTGGATAGACCTTTCAGCAGCAGAAATAATAGAGTTTAGTGGTCCTAAAGCTAATGCTCTAAGAAGAAAGAATACCAAGAATGGTGAAGATAGGTTTAGAAAAGTAGAATTTGAACCTATTACATATATACCATTAGGTATTGCAGCTAAATTACCTAAAGGTTTTGAAGCCATAGTAGTAAGTAGAAGTTCAACACCTAAGAGACATGGAATTATGTGTGCAAATGCCTTTGGTGTAATTGATAATTCTTATTGTGGAAATAAGGATGAGTGGTGTTTTCCAGCATTACCTATTAGAAAGACTTTAATTGATAAGTCTTCAAGAATTGCACAATTTAGAATTCAGTTATCACAGAAAGCTACTTTCTTACAGAAACTTAAATGGTTCTTTACAAATGGTATTGAGATTGTAGAAGTTGATAATCTAAGTAATACTAATAGAGGAGGGTTAGGTAGTACTGGAGTATGAATTTAGTAGTTATATTTGGTGTTATTGCTATTCTTATGATAATTATTTATGCTTATCTCTTATATGTTATTAAGACTATGCCTGCTAATAAAGTTAGTAGTAATTATCATAATATCTCTTTTAAGGAGTCTTTAGACCTTACAGATATGCCTATTGTAACTTTTGAAAGTAAAGGTAAAAAGATTAATCTTTTACTTGATACAGGTTGTAATATATCTACTTTGAATAGTTCTATATTAAAAGATGTAGAATTTGAAAAAGATAATAATGAATATTCAAATTTAGGTATTGAAGGTAATAAGATTGATACTATTGGTGGTGAAGTAACCTTACATTATAAAAATCACACATTTAAGACTACCTGTATATTTCAAGACTTAGATAATGCTTTTGAACATATTAAAAGAGATAGAGGTGTTCAGTTGCATGGAGTTTTAGGTACTGAATTCTTTAAGAAATATCAGTATATACTTGATTTTGAAGAGTTTAAGGCTTATTATAAAAAGTAATGATATACTATGTAAGTAATAATAAAGAACTTTTTGAAAGTGATTTATACCAAACTATGTCAGTAGAATACAGTATCTATGTTATGAGTTCTTGGGAACTAATACAAGTAGATACTGAAACTACTGGCAAAGATTGTCATATAAATAAACTTCTACTTATTCAGTTTGGTAATAAAAAAGATGATATTCAAATAGTAGTTGATTTAACTTCTGTTGATATACTTTTGTATAAAGACCTAATAGAAAGTAAATTATGTATATTTCAGAATGCTAAGTTTGACTTACAGTTTTTATATAATTATCATATTATTCCTCTTAGAATATATGATACTATGATAGCTGAGCAAGTACTTAACTTAGGATTTAAGCCTCAATTTCTTGGTATGTCTAATAGTATGATTATTAGGTATTTACAATTTTTAGATGAATACCCACAATGGTCAAAAATAAAGAATAAACAATCTAAGAAAGATTTTATATATAGTATAATTCCTGATGTAGCTGAATTTATGTACAATTATACAGGAGCAGGTCTTAAAGCTATTTGTAAAAGAAGGCTTAATATAAATGTAGATAAGACTATACAAAATCAAATACCAGAAAGAGGTATAGACCCATCAGTAATAGTATATGCTGCACATGATGTTATGTATTTAGAAGATATTATGTGGTTACAAATAGCTGAAGCAAGACAAAGACAATGTTTTGAAGCAGTTAGATTAGAGTGTCAATTTGTCAATGTAATTGCATATATGGAATGGTGTGGTATAAGGTTGGATGTTCCAAGATGGAAAAAGAAAATGGAAAGAGACCTTGAAAACTTGAATAAAGCTAAAGAGGCTCTAAATAACTTTGTTATTAACCATCCTAATTTACAAGAATTTACTTTTAGAGATTATCAAGGTGACTTGTTTGCAGGTTTTAATACAGAAAAACAATGTTCTATTGTTTGGACAAGTTCAGAACAAGTAATTAAAGTTGCTAAAAAATTAGGTTTTAATACTAAAGTAGAAAGTGGAGAAAATGGGGAAGATAAAGACTCTGTAATTGAAAAACATCTTAAAAAACAAAAAGGAATATGTGATGAGTTCTTAAAATTATATTTTGGTAAAGGTGATATAAAAGATGAAGATTACTTTGCAGGACATCAAGGTTCAGCTAAAGTAGTATCATCTTTTGGTCAAGGACATTTGAATGCTATCAACCCT